GCGATCACCACCGAAGCGTGGGGCGCATCGTGCGCCAACCGGGGAGCACCAGCGGCAGCAGACTTGGCCTGGTCGATCTCCACCTGCGCCGAAGCCATCTGAGTGGCGACAGCATCGGCGGCGGTTTGTGCGTCTTGTGCGGCGGCGAGGGCGTGGTCGACCTCTGCGCGGGCGGCGTCGAGTTCCGCGGTGATCTGTGCATGGTTCAGATCAGTAGCGAGTGCCACCCAGCCGGGCTGCCTGGTGTCGGTGAGCCGGTAGATCCAGATTTCGGTGGTTTCGCCGTTTTGTCGGAACCACGTGTCACCCAGCCTGGCATTGGCGGGCTGGGTCCTGCCGTAGTGGTTGGTGTTCTTCCCATCCGCACTAGCCAACGCGAACCCTGCCGCATCCGACGCAGCCACCGCCGTGCTGATGGCGGTTTTGACTTGCCGGGTGACAGACGTGAACTTCCGAGCTACGGTTCCAAGTTCGACCGAGATGTACTGGAGCGTGAGCGGGTTGTACTCGTAGGCCACTACCCGCGCCGTGAGCGCAATCCCAAGATCGGTGTGGCGGACGGTCACCGTGTCACCAATTTCGACGGTTTCTAGCCGTGCGAGGTCTGCGTATTCACGGGTTTGTGAAAGGTCAGTGAAGCGGATCTTGTACGAAGCGGACGGCTCATCCACATGCTTGGCGCTGAATTCTGCCGCCGCTAGACGTCGCAACTGCGCGTGGGCTTGGTCGAGCGGAAGCTCGCCTTCACGCGGGTTGTCTTTATCAGTAATGGCTTTGACTTGTCCGTAGCGGATGACGCGGATACGCGGCACCACATAATCGCCCAACTTCGGCGAATCCACATAGAGTTCAGGCAAGAGTAGGCCGTCGTAGCCGACCGGGAGAATCCGTGTCACCACCGTCGAAAAATCGATAGCCGATTCGAAGCCAGTGAGGTTCTTGCGGTCACGGATGACCACCCCGTGGTTGGCTCCACGCATGGGCCCGTGGTGAATGTGCCAGTTGTCCCGGGTGATCTCACCGCCCCAAAGCGCAGCGAACGTGTTGTCCTCGCCCGCATCCATCAGAGCTTGGGCGATGGGCATGCGCACCAACCGCGCCGAAGACCTAGTCACCGTATCCGACGAGGTAGCAGTAAACCCGTGCTTAGTGTTTGCCGCGCCAAGGATTTGAGTGAGTGCGCCTTTCGCGGTTTTGTTGACCACGTAGGTGTCGGCGATGAGGTTCGCCGCCAGATCATAGAAGACATGAAACGCCGTTACTTCCAGCAAACCTTCGATCGTGGTGACGACCTCGCTAATCCGGAAACCCTGACGTTGCTCCAACCCTGGCACGGGCGCTGCCACAATGTTCTCAAGTACGAGGTGCGTGGCTGCAGGTCCATCTGCTGGGTAGGTGAAGGTCAAGGAGAATTCGCCACCTAGTTCTTCAGTCACGATCGGGTTGATGATCTCCCGATCCAAGACTCCTAGCCCGGTGGTGGTGAATGTCGTGGCGGTGCGGTCGTGAACCGTAATCATGAGAGGCCTTCCAAAGACAACAGTGGCCACCCCACGAAGGGATGACCATCGGAACTTGCGTGAGTTGGGTGTTAGGGGTTGCGCCAGTTCGGCGTGATCACGATCTTCGAGATACCAGCGCCGAGCGTGATCCGATTGACCCCAGGCTTCAAAACTGGGAAGGCTTCACTGAGCGCATCGGTCTGGACTTTCCCGTGGGCGTGTGCGACGAGACGCGCGCTGTCGAGCGTGACGGAGCCTGCTGGCGAATTCACCTGATGTACCGTTTTGTTCACCGTCAACGAGAGCATGCCCGTGCCTGTAACAGTGATGATCGGATCCGCATCAAGTAGGCCAGGGTTGGTGATCGTCCCCGACTCCGACATTATTAACGGCTTCAAACCCTCGGTCAGGTAAGTGAAGGGCTGGCAGGTCAGGCGTGCGGTGAAGAACCCCCACCCCGACAGCTCCCGGCGCAGTTCGCTCACTTTGCAGTGCTTAACCTTGCGGTAAACACCAGGCTCGGCAGTCAACGCAATCGTCGAAGCGCCCGTCAGCTCATGGGCGGCTTTCCGGTATTGGTGGAGCCCGTCACGGATAGGCACCGCGAGTTCAAGCTCGAGTTCGGTGTCCTCCCAGCCTATAAACCTGGTCAGGGTTCCGGCGCGGCCTTCGATCTCGATATCGTTCACCGCACGGACGGCGGCGGGTATCGCAACCGGGGCGGTCAAGCGCAGACCAAGCGACGTAGAGGTCACCGTGTCGTTCAAGGTGAACCCATACATTAGTAGCCTCCTGCCATCACGGTCTGCCGCCGATCAAGACGAGCAAGTTGTTTGTCGAGAGCGGGTGCGAGTTTGCCGACCAGCGTCCCATCCGACAACGTCACGCTAATTTCCAGCGAAGACAGGATGCGCTTTGCTGTGGCATCGACGATGCTCGCGACATCCACACGCTCACTATCAGCACCGCCACTCGTATCGCGATTGATAGCTATGGGTTGTGGGGTGAGGTCAACGGCAGGTACCTGCAGGTCTGCCACTGCGTCGATCGGTACATGAAGTCCGTCTTCAAGCTCGCTGAAGGCGTCCATCGTGTCCCTAGCCAAACCAGTGGCAGCAGTGACAGCCTTGTTGCCATCGATTTTGATGGAGCCTGCGAGGCCTTCGACGAGCATCCGTCCTGCCCAGGCCATCTTGCGAGACGGTGAGTGGATGCCGAAGAAGCCAGTGATGGAGTCCCAAATCCCGCTTGCCCAGTTCGAGACCGAATTCCACAACCACCCCGCCAGGGATTGGATTCCGTTCCACAGGCCGTAGACGAGGTTTTTGCCCGCCTCCGCCATCTGCCACATGCCCTGGCCAACGGCCGAGACGATGCCGGTAATGATCTGCGGGATTGCTGCGACGATCGTGGAAATGATCTGGGGTAACGCCCGCACGAGTGCCGTCAAGAGTTGGATGCCTGCTTGGACGAGTTGCGGGATAGCCCCACCAATCGCCGACACAATACTTGCGATAATCTGCGGCAACGCGGCCACAATCGTTGTAATGATCTGTGGCAACGCCCCAATCAACGCCGTCAGCAGTTGAATGCCTGCGTCGATGAGCTGCGGGATCGCACCCACCACGCCGCTGACGATCGCAGTAATAATCTGCGGGAGTGCTGCGACGATTGCTGTGATGATCTGTGGCAACGCCCCAATCAACGCGGTCAGCAGCTGGATTCCTGCTTCGATGAGCTGCGGGATCGCGCCCACAAGGAACGTGACAATCCCGGTGACGACCTGCGGGAGGGCTTCAATAATCACGGGGATTGATGCGATGAGACCTTCGGCAAGTCCGGTGATGAGCTGCAACGCCGCATCAAGAAGCAATGGCAGGTTATCGACGAGCCCTTGGACGAGGGCGACGAGCATTTCCACCGCCGCAGGAACCAGTTCCGGTAGTGCTTCGCCGATACCAGCAACCAGGGTTGCGATGATCTGAATCGCCGCCTCCAACAAAGACGGCAACGCCTCAATGATCGCCTCCACCAGCGCGATAATCAGCGTCACCGCCGTCTCGGCCACTTGTGGGAGGACTTCGATGATGCCCTCTAACAGGGCGGTGAGGATGGACATGCCGGTCTCGACCACCATCGGTAGCTGCTCAGCAATAAATGCGAGGGCTTCCTGTAAGACTTGGCCGAGGGTGTCGATGAGTGCGGGTGTTCCGCCTTCTTCAAACGCTGCGGTCAGTTCGTCGATCCACCCGTTGACCATCGGCAACACCGAACCCGCCAACGCCTCCGACAGACCACCAGCCAACAACCCCTTGAGATTTTCCACCCCATCCTGCATCGTCGCCAACTGGCCGCTAAAGGTCTTGGATTGGGCGTCCATAGCCCCGTAGAAACGCCCGCCTTCAGCAGTAGCACTGGCGAATGCGTCAGCGACCATATCAGCGCTGATCGCGCCCTTCGCCATATCCTCTTTCAGTTCACCAATCGACTTGCCAGTCTTACGCGAGATTTCCTCCAGGGGGTTGAAGCCGGCGTTGATCATCTGCAGCAAGTCCTGACCAGTCAACTTGCCAGTCGAAGACATTTGGGCGAAGGCGAGCGTTAGCGACTCCATCTTCACCGCATCACCTTGGGAGATATCGCCGATTTCGTTCAGGTGCTTTTTCGCATCCTCAAGGCTCATTCCGAAGCTCAGGAGGGTCTGCATGTTGCCCGCGAGGTCCTCCATACCAAACGGAGTCTTCGCCGCCTCAACCTTCAGGTCATTGACCAGTTTCTGAGCCTTGGCTTGATCACCCAGCATCGTGGTAAACGAGGTGGTGTATTGCTCCATGCGGGCGTTGTATTCCACGCCTTCCTTCAAGGCTCCGGCCATGCCGCGCCCAATACTGGCGATCGCATGCCCGATACCCTTGACCCCGGCAATGATGGCTTCGGAGGCGAGGTTGGCTTTCAACACGTCGCCGAAAATGCGGGTCTTGGAGCTGGTGGTGTCCATCTCGTCCCCGAGATCATCCACCGCGCCCTCAAGACGTCCTGCGTCCTTTGCCGCGCCCTTGGCATCGTCACCGGCACCGTCAGCCTCGTCCCCGAAATCCGACAGGGCGTCATTATTCGATTTGAGTTCGCCTTCAAGCCGGTTGAGTTCAGCGCCTGCGTTGTTGAGCTGGATCTGCCAATTCTTCGTCCGGCTATCGTTCTCACCAAAGCTCGTGGCGGAGTTTTCGAGTGCGGCGCGCAGGGTCTCAATCTTCGACTTTTGAGCCTCAATCTCTTTGCCTAAAACCTGGTTACGAGCCGTAAGCGCTGAAGCGGACTTATCGTTCCTATCGAACTGAGAAGCCACCAACTTCATCTCGGATCCCAAAACCCGCATCTCACGATTAATATCCGTGATCGCGCGCTTAAACTCCCGCTCACCCTCAAGTCCAATCTTCAAACCAAAAGACGAATCAGCCATGAGTGTTTACCTTTCTTTCCGGTAACGACAGTTATGGGATAATCAGTGAACGAACACGTAAAAGCGAAAGGGCATATATGGCAAAGAACAATGCGCGAGTGCGTAACTGGTTAATGCTGGTAGCCGTTGGGCTATTATTTGCAGCTATCTGTTTTGCTATTTTCGGGTTCACGCACGTGATTTCACCGGTCACCGCTATCGGAAATGCTGCTGGTTTTCTGATAACTAGCCTGGTTGCAGGTTTTTTCGCGCTGCGTAAATGAGCGATGCGCAAAAGGTAGTGTTCTTGCACGGGTTGGGTGAAACCCGTGATGTTTGGAACCCAGTAATAAAACAGCTGCCACAAACCGAGTGCATATCTCTAGACGTTTTGACAACGAAACCGCCGCTGGCTTCTTGGTTGCTTGAAGACGTATGCGCCCAGATTGCTAACTCGCTGACCGAACCAGTGCACCTGGTCGGGGTATCGTTGGGCGCAGTGATTGCTTTAAATATCGCGCTCACCCATCCGGGCAAAGTGTCCTCACTGTTTGTTTCAGCTCCGCAAGCTAAACCCCCAAAACTGTTGATGAATCTGCAAAAGACACTAATGCGAGTTCTACCAACAAAATGGGTCTGTCCGCCGCAGCTTAGCAAACCTGAGCTGGTGGGCGTGCTCGATAGTTTGAAAGATTTAGACCTTACTTCGCAGCTTCCAGCTTTATCTATGCCCGTAACTGTGGTTTGCGGCAGCAAAGATAAAGCAAACCTGCCTGCAGCCCGCAAAATCGCCGGCCTTATCCCCACAGCTCACCTAGAAGTGATCCAAGGTGCAGGGCACCAGTGGCACGCCGCCCATCCTCAGCTATTCGCCTGTTATCTCACGAAACATTTAGATCGCTAAACCCCAGCAGGAATAATATCGTCGATAAACCAGATGCGTTTCGGCTGGGCTCTGCCGGTTTCGATACGCCAGCAATCCACCAGGTCCAATAGTTCACCGAATATGGTCAGCTCGATTTGCATGCGGGTCAGTCCCAGGTGGGCGAGCCCGATATAGGTCAGGCGGGTAAAGATTGCCTCGTCACTATCTATTAAGTGTCCTTTTTCTTGGTTTGCCCTTTTGGGTCTGGGGTCTCGGTCATGATTGCTCGCCGGGTGCCGCGTTGGAGTGCCTGGGCGATAGCCTCTCGGTAGTCAGCTAAATCTGCAGGCACAGTTAGTAACTCCACTGCTTCTGCGGTCAGCTCTGGGCGCTTATCGTCCGGATGGGTGAGGTTGTGTATTTGTACGGACTGGTTAGCGAGCAGGGCGATGAGCCAGATTACGTCACCGAGTGACTTATCCATATCTTCGCTAGTTTCCAGGGCTTGACCTAAATGTTCTAGCCCTCCGTAACGTTGAGCTATAAGGCGGGTCGCACGGGTAGTGAGGACAAGCTCGTATTCTTGACCTGCGATAGTGATTGTCGCGCTTTTTAAAGAGGTGCTGGCCGGGCTGGTTTGGGTTTTCGCTGTCATGGCTTACCTGCATTTCTAGTTGTTTGTCGGTTTAATGCTGGTTGTAGCGGCAGGCTCATACACCTGCCTGTACCAGTTGGAGATCGTCTCAGCTTTCACGCCGGTGGCTCCTTCGGTGACTTCGGCTTTCCACGGGTGCTTACCGGTAGCGTCTGGTTTGTTACGCCGCAGAATCGTTCCCTCAATACTCGGGGTAGAGAACGTGATCGAATCAGCTTTGGTCGCCAGCGTGGTTCCCGGCAGAGCAAATTTGACGCGGTAAAGCCAAAAATACTGGTACTTCCCGTTAGAGCGTGCAGCTCTAAAACCAATAGCCACGGGTGCGCCACCATCCTCAGAAGTACTGATAAGTACCCCGTTCGCGTCCAGTCTCGCACCAGTTAAGGCAGCTGCAGCCTCAGCCCCGAGATCATCAACCCCAAGAGTGAGCGTTCCAGATTTGAATTCCTTGACAATCTCGGATGCCCCGTCATCGGCATACAAAATTGCCTCAGCCACCTCCACAGACAATTCTGCAGATATTGCTTTAGCCAGCGGTTTAGGAACGGCATAAGTTTCCTCACCGCTAGTGGGATCTTCGCTAATGCTCGCGTAGTAGAGCTTGTCTAAACCAATAGTTGCCATGATGTTTCTCCTTTTGGGTAGTAATTTTCGTTAGATGTCATCGAGAGATAGAATTGGGGCATGAGAGAGAAAACGCGACGCTTGACCTATGCGGTGTTCGGGATTTATCTGCTCTTGTTGTTGTGGATGGTGCTGTTCAAATTCGCCACCAGCGTTGACGACATACTGAGCGTGCGGCATGCGCGCTACTTAAATCTGATCCCATTTACAGATTCTGCGAATCTTTACGGGTCGAACTTCTTTGATGAGATCGTGGTCAACTTCCTTATTTTCATCCCGTTTGGCTTGTACATGAGGATGTTGTTGAAACGGCGCTCATGGTTAATTCAATTGCTCCCACCGTTTTTAGCAAGCGTGGCATTCGAGGTCGTTCAGTACGTTTTCGCTATTGGGGTCAGCGATATCACCGATGTCATAATGAACACTGCTGGAGCCGCTACTGGCTTAGTAGTTTTTGCTCTGCTAGCCAGATTCTGGCCTGAAAAGAGCGAAAAAGTCATTAACGTCATCGGGTTAGTCCTGGAGATCTTGTTCATCGGATTTTTGACTTTCCTGATCATTGCAAACTCTTAAGGACAGGCTCTAAAACTCGAAACATCGATGGAATAGTGGTGAAAACCGGTATCCGCCTCGTATCCGATATAGCGGATTCCTGGGAGAAGCCTGTGTACTGTGAAGGGCGATAGCTAGTTCATTGGTAGTGCAGTATTTGATGTAGTCGTACCAGTTGTTTGGGAAGCTCTGGATATAGTGGATCTTCTTGTATTTATTGGAAAATCGCAGGAAATAGAGGGAGAGGCTGAAAGGCTTTGCTCTTAGCTGGATGCCTTGCGATTTTGGGAAATATTTTATGAGTATTGATGATTTCTCTTGTTCACGGGTTCGTTAGGCGTTTTCGCGAGGCAAGATTGCTATCTCTAAACCGGCGAGTACGACTTCTATGATGATTTCAAAGTATTCCTGACTCATGCGGTCTTCGTTTTTCGGGTTGGCTAGCGGAATTAAGTAGCCCTGGATGATGTCAGCCAGCGTTGTGGAGCAGACAGCTAGGGGCTGAAGTTGGGTAATCATTTGGCCTAGGTCGTGGCGCTGTTCCTGCTTGGTTGGGCTGCGCAAGTTGCGAGCAGTAATGCTCCATAGCATCGTGTTGATGATAATTGAGTATGCGATGTGAATGTACTTGCTAAAACCAGCATCCCGTAGTTTTTCGTAAGCCACCTCCAAGATTGGTATCAACGCGGCGTTCATATGTCCATACATCAGTTTGTCGGTGACTCCGGGGAATTCAAGAAAGACAGGCCTGACATTTTTTGCTAGGGAGATGAACCAATCTTTCCATTCCAGCTGCTCGTCCGGTAGTTCGATGGTGCTAGTGATCTCGCCTATTACAGAAGCGGTAATGGCGTCACGGTTTTGGTAATGGTGGTAGATGACAGAGGGAACTACTCCCAGACGCTGCGCAAGGTCACGAATCGACCATTTTTCTAGACCGCACTCTCGGGTCAGTTCCATTGCGGTGTACATGATCTTTTCCTGCGTCAGCCAGGCGCGTCTACCCGTGTTTACCCGCTTGTCTTTATTCCCCACGAAAACAGCATACCCTCAACCTCGACAATACTAGAACATTGTTCTAGTATTGTCTCAGCTTGATTGGTAGCTCACTTTGGAAAGGATGTTTTAATGTGCGCCACTAATGAACGAAACGAGAAAGTCGAATCAAAAATAGCGGGACTGTTTCCCTTGTTTTTGACGGTGTTACTGGCATATATGGGGCAGATGATTCTTAATCCAATTCTGGCTCCGCTATCGCGCGAAATCGGGCTGAAGGAATGGCACATTGGCGCCACCATTTCGTTAGCTGCCATAATGTTTTCTCTTACCTCCACCAGGTGGGGACGGGTCTCATTGCGATGGGGATCTCGGCGTATCTTGCTTATTGGCATGCTTGCCGGAATCCTGGCTCTAAGCGGATTCGCTATGGTGGTGTGGCTAGGATTTAAGGGTCTGCTCACCGGCATAGCGTTGATCATAGGAGTAGTCATAACTAGGGGAGTGCTGTACGGCGGTGCCATCGCATCAGTTTCCCCAGCCGCGCAAACCTACGTTGTGACTCATACCTACAATGAGACGCAACGGGTAAAGGGTCTGGGAGTCTTGGGTGCTGCACAAGGATTCTCGTCTATTCTTGGAGCCTTATTGGGCGGCAGCCTTGCAGCTATAGGAGGTTTCATGATGCCCTTGCTGGTGATGCCTCTGGTCATGCTTTTAGGCGTTGCCGTTTTGCTGCTAACATTCAAACCCACAGGTAGCGAAGAAAAAGTCGCTCAACCGGCAAAAGTTTCCTATTTTGATTCAAGAGTATTCGTGTTCCTGGCTTGCGGTTTCCTAATGTTTACCGCTTTTTCTACCGTGGCTACACTTTTCGGCTTTTTACTGCAGGATGTTTTGAAGCTAGCGGCCGGCGCAACAGCAGGGCTCACCGCTTTGTGCATGTCAATAATGGGTGTGGTGATGATACTGGCGCAGGCCTTGGTGGCTCCAAGGTTAAACTGGGGTGCTAAAAAACTCTTTAGAAGAGGATTAATAATCGTTCTTCTCGGGTTACTACTCTTGGTTTATCCACTAAATCTTGGACTGTTCATCGTGGCCAGCATCTTGACAGGCTTTGGTCTAGGCCTGGCGATGCCTGGCTACAACACGGCGCCTACTTTGCAAATGAAGCCCGAAGAACAAGGTGGGCTGGCCGGGTTGATTAATGCTAACAATGGTGCTGCCTATGTAGTGGCACCGATAGCCTCTACCGCACTTTACGGACTCTCTCCGTGGCTACCAATGACATGTTGCGCAGTCCTGATAGCTGCGGCAATTTTGCTGAGTTTTTACCATCCCGAGTTCCGCAAATAATCTCTTTATGACTAGAAGCAAAAACCATAAAAATTCCTGCTAAAGCGGTGTTGACTTCAGCAGAACTATGATGTCTAGTCGCTACGAGGTTCAAACAAACTCAAACGTCTCAAAAACCCCATGCAAACACGGGGTCATTCAGCTCAATCGCTTGTAATGGTGTGTATATTCTTCTTGGTAATGACCCTGAAGCTATTGAGAACACTTGGTGCTATATAGGCAAGACAGAAAACTTTGTAGAGCGCCTGCGTGATCATGACAAAAAGAAGCCGCAGTGGGAAAAGGTCGTTATTATTGCTAGCTTGCAGCGGTCTTTTAACGAGGGGCATTGGGGTTATTTAGAAGCCCGTCTGGTTGAAATCGCTAAGAATGCTGAGCGTTGTTCTATGCCTGATAACAGACAAACTCCTCGGGTTAGGAAGCTTTCTGAAGCGCAACGAGCATCAGCCGAGTCGTTCTTAGATAATGTGAAGCTGATTTTGCCGATCCTGGGAGTCAATGTTTTGCGTTCCCTAGAAAATACTGTGCAAGCAGCTACCGCTCAGATAGTTTCTTCGCCTGTTTTCCATCTGCGCAGACAAAAAGATCAGATAGACGCCTCGATGCAGCTGATTGATGGCGAGTTTTTCCTCCTCAAGGGATTAATAGTGGTTGCGAATTGGGAAACCAGTAAAGCCAGAAGTCAGGCAACGGTTAACTCGTATGCGACTATAGCTAGTCGTCACCAAAAGCTAGTTAGTGACGGTTCAATCCGTCTAGAAAATAAGCGGGGCGTGGTTACCCGGGATATTGCTTTTGCTTCTCCTTCTGCAGCAGCGGCCATAGTGTTAGGTACCTCCGCCAATGGTAGAGCGCGCTGGGTCAATGATGAGGGACAAAATTATGGAGTCTGGGAGGAAAGCAACAACTCCTAGAAAGTAGTCGGTGAATAATTCGCGATGTCGATTGAATAGTGGTGGTAGCCGGTATCGTCCTCGTATCCGATATAGCGCCTGCCTGTAATAACCAGGCGAGCGCTAATTAGAGCTTTCGTGATCTGGTCTCTTAGAGCTAAGTAGTTGGTTTTCGTGAACAGGCTGATTCGAGCTTCTTCTATTTCGACGCCTGGGGTGTTGTCGGCGAAGATCTCGAAAGAATCTGTTAACGGGGTGAATACTAGATACGTGTCTGGGGCTGGGGAATCGGTGTAGCAGCTGACTGCATAGGCGAGCCCAAGTTGTTTAGCGATGTGGCTTATGTTTTCTAAAAGCCCGCTCATGGTTTCACCTGCTGGATTCGCGCGGCTAGGGTTTGTTTCATTGCGGTGATTGCGGCTCGCCTGGTTTGTGAACGCGTAGGGGCTAGGAAGGGTCTAGCGGGCTGGTTGGAGCGCCCGTGTTCAAGAACGTTAGCGATTAGTGCGTTAGCTCTACCATCGTCTCGGTTCTCGGCGAAACCAACTTTGACGTTGTAGTCTCCGCGGCTATTGACTTTTACTGGCGCGGTTCCTAACGCTTTGGCGAGCTGACCGGTAGAGCGGGAGGGCTGTTTCGTTGAGCTGCCGATTGCTGCAGAAAGGTTAGAGCGCATACGCGGCTCCACAATATTAGCCCCGGCTTTAAGTACTTGCTCAGCGGAGTTATCAATGAGGCTGCTGGCTGAGTCGAGTGCGTCAATGAAATCGTTGGGAAGCCGGATTTGTACGCGAGCCATCAGGGTGCTCCTTCTGCTTCGGTGCGGTGAGCCAAAATCTCGACATAGCGGCCGAGGCATTCGACCGCATCAATAACGTACCTGCCACGTGCGGAGCTGATTTCCATCGCCTCGGTTATATTTATGCCGGGTATTGCTCGGATCCTAAATAACAGGTCTGCTTTGGTGTAGGCGGCGCGGTTGACCCAAGCCGGTGAAGCGTGCCGCACTTCCATATATGCGCGCACCGAAGCAATAACCTCATCACCAGTAGTGGCGAACCCGGCAGCGTCCTTAACCACTACAGGTTGTATTAGGTCGATGTGCTCGCTCATTTTGCCTAGCGTTGCCACAAGGCGCGTCCTTCTTTAGATTTTCCAGTCCCGATCCAGACGAAGCAGGGTGTTGACTGCGTTCCACACGGCGCGGGCAGCATCGGTTTTGTCTGCCCAAAACCCGGCGGTTGCTCCATCTCTGGATTCGTAGAAATGGGTGGCGAGCATGATAATGCCTTGCCGGGTTGCCTGCGACATGGGCTCCGTTTGGTAGTAGCCCTCGGGCAGATGTTGGTAAGCGGTGGCATAGGAGATGGCAGCCAAAACAAACGAGGCAATCAAAGAATCATCCTCGCTATGGTCGACCAGTAGATTCTGCTTGACTAAAGCCATGAGTTCGTCTGTTTTCATGGCTGCCACCTCCTAACTATTTTTATGGTTTACCCCGCGGTCTTTTGGGTAAGAACCTTGATCGCTTCGGGCAAGACTAGCTTGCCGTCTAGGCGTTGGGAGGCGAGGAACCCGATCTGCCCGGTGGTTGCAAATAGCTCGTTGAGGCGTTTGAAGGAGCGGCCTTGCCGGTCAGCAATCCAATAGAAGCCGAGGTCACCGAACGCTACTGTGCGCGCCCCAGCTTTAAGCTCAGGCACAAACACGGAAGTGTGAACGGGTCGGCCAAGGATCATGTCCGGGGTTCCAGCAGTCAGGGCTGGTTGCCACAGGTACTGCCCGTTACCGTCCTTGAGCTTGCGTACGGTCTTTACTGTTGCATCGTTCATCAGCCACACCGCGCGCGCCCGGTAGGGGGCACGCAAACTATAGTGCAGATCGATGAGTTCATCAGCGCTAATGTCGGTAGGCTTGGCGCTGGTCACGCCAATCTCGGCTCCGCCGGTTGGGTTGAAGATACCGGTGGGTTTACCTTTACCATCGCCAACCAGGAACGCTTCTTCTTCAGCAGCTCCAATACGGCGAGCAAACTCGCTCGCTAAGTATTGTTCAACGTTAAACGCTGCATCGTTGAGCAGTTCTTCGCTGATTTTCAGGAAGGTACCCAGCTTGAACGCCGACAGAGAGATTTGGGTGAAGGCTTCATCGGATTCGCTATATGGTTTGCCTTCATCCAGCCAGGTAGCGGTGCCATGGGTAGACACGACAGGGATCTTTCGGTCCCCGCTAGTGGTCTGAATAACCTTGGCGAGGCTTCGCATGATGTTTTGGTCGGCTAAAGACTGCACTAGGGTGCGTTCGAACTCGTCAGGCACTAGGTATCCGCCCTCAGAATCCACCCCCTCACTTAGCGCATTCCTTACTTCCATGGGGGAGGTGTTAAGCCGCATCGCATCCCAAAACGCCCGCTTGTAGGAAGCTGTAGCACGGGCAGGCTTCGCCTTGCCCACATTCTCGTCTGATCCAGCACCTGGTGTTGCTGTGATGGGTGCCCGAGTCGCCTGCGCGAGGTTGGCTTCTGTGCGTTCGGCCCGCTCGGATCGAGCGATCTCGTTAGAAAGCGCCTCGATCTCAGCCTCCATCTTCGCGTAAGCCGCATCGTCCTCAGCGCTCAGGCAGCCGGTCTCAAAGTTACGGCGCTCATCCAGAAAAGCCTTCGCCTTATTCCAGGTTTCGGCACGGCGAGCATAAAGATCAGTAACAGTAGTCATGATAAAAAGTTCCTCTCTTAAGGGTTTAGTGGGGTTGATCAGTTAGTTGGGCGTATAAATCAACAACCCGCCGACCACAAGAGACAGCGGGCTGCAAAGAACAACGGGTATCAGGAGATGGCAGTGAGCCAGGCGGAGCACTATCTTTTCGCTGGCCAGCTAACTGCGCGACGAGGCGCTGTTCCGCGGCCTTTCTGGAAAACACCACACCACCCTTGTTTTTGGGCGGCAACGGCGGCTTCTTACGGGCAGGGCCTTGCTCGTCATCCCCGCCGGAATCGTCCTCATCCGGCTCGTCTTCACCCGGCTCTTCAGATTCTTCGTCCTCTTTGTCTGGGGTTGGTGCTCGTTTACCAGTCAGCAGCTCGTCGGCGAACCCAAGTTCGATGGCTGCAGTTGCGTCCATCCAGGTCTCGGCATCCATCAACTTCGACAACTTCGCCCTGCTCAACCCAGTCTTGAGCTGGTAAGCATTGATAATCGAGTCCTTGACACTCTCAAGCATGTCGAGGGCACGCGAGAGTTCGGTTTTATCGCCCATCGCCAACGTTGCTGGGTTGTGGATCATCAACATCGACACCGGCGACATCGCCACATGACTTGCTGCCATGGCGATCACGCTCGCTGCGGATGCTGCGATGCCATCAATATTGACTGTCACGGTTCCTGGGTAGTCCAGAAGCATGTTGTAAATCCTGGCTGCCGCCACGACATCGCCACCGGGACTGTTGAGCCAAACAGTGACCGGTCCTTATCCGGCATTTAGTTCAGATGCGAAGATGGCGGGTGTTACGTCATCGTCGAGCCAGGATTCTTCGGCGATAGCCCCGTTGATACGCAAAACCCGAACATCCTCTTGGGTGTCCGGGTTGGTTGTTTCTGGTGGTATCCAGTTCCAAAAACGCTTCACATTCTCCTCCTCAAAATTTGGTTCTTTTCAGGTTGTTCTTCCAGCTGCTCATCGTTAGCTGCGACAGCGTCGGCTTGTTTGGTTGTGGACGAAGAGCCTCCGTGGGTGGGCGGCACCATCGCCCCCCTGCCATATCGAGGGGCAGCATGTTGCCGTTGACCAGGTAGAGATCCCCGCCATCGGCCTCATCGATGCGGTCGAGATTCTCTAGCTCGCGGATGTCGTTGGCGCTCATCCACCCGTTCTGCCTGGCTACCGCGTAGCCCTCCATACGCGACTGGTAATCCCCGCGCAGCAGCCCCTCAACATTGAACTTCACAAACAACTGCTGCTTTTCACGCGGGTTCAAGAGAGTTTTCGTGATTGCTTGTTCCCAGCGGATCACCCACGGATCAAGCGTGTACTTCACAAACTCCAGAGACTGCTGCTCAATATTAGAAAAGGAACTCTTTTCCAGATCGCCGATCATGTGCGGCGGAATACGGAAAATCCGGGCAATCTCGTTGAGCTGAAACTTCCGTGTTTCAAGAAACTGTGCCTGCTCCGGAGACACGCTAATAGGCGTGTACTTCATGCCCTCTTCTAAAACAGCGACCTTATTGCCGTTCTTCGCACCACCAAAGGTAGCCTGCCAAGACTCACGCACCCGAGAAGGATCCTTAATCGTGCCAGGATGCTCCAACACCCCGCCAGGAGCAGCACCATTAGCAAAAAACGACGCCCCGTAATCTTCGGTGGCTTGTGCCAGGCCGATAGCATTGCGGGCCATCGCAATCGGTGAATAACCCACTAAACCGTCGAAGCCGAGACCTGGGATATGCAAAACATCGGCTGGGGTCAGCCGGATGGTTTTGTATTCGCCTGCCGGCTCATCCCAGGAGGTCTGGTACTCGTAATACAAAGCCTTAGTGTCCAAGTCTCTGCCTACGCTCATGCGGTTTGGCTGCAACGGATAGAGCCCTATGATTTCACCTAGGCCGTTGCGTACAACCTGGGCGAACGCGTTACCCCACAAAAGCAGATGCGTCATCAAAGTTTCGCGGAAAACAAACGACGTCATCTCGGGGTTCGGCTCATCATGAAGAAGCCGATACAAACCATGATCGGTAGCTTTTTCTTTACCGCCACCTTCCGTATGCCGGTAAACATGCAGTGGCAAACCCGCGATAGCCTCAGCCAGGATACGCACGCATGAATGCACAGCGGTCATCTGCATCGCGCTGCGTTCTGTTACCGGACGACCAGAAGACGTAGGTCCGAACAAGAACGAGTAAGACGAGCCAATCGTATGGTTTTCGGTCTCGCGGGGTCTACCGCGTAGCCAGTTGCGTATCCCCATGGAGCACTCCTTGCATGGATAATTTGTTATGTGAATAAACGTAGATCACCGAAAGAACGCATAAACGAACCAGGCTCAATGCAGTCGGAACGAATCGATGGCTTTGAGAACATAGAAACGGGTACCCCAGTCCTGTACCGGTGGATTTATGACCGAATATTTTGGGATCTCGACCATGCAGAAGTCGAGCTGACAGGAAGTCGCGTCGATTTCGCTAATCTAATTCACGCAGCTGCTCACCTACGTCTCGTTTTGGAGCGCGTAGTTACAGCTTCCTTTGCCGCTAGCAAAAGGCTTTTCGACAAGGCACAGAAAAAGATGGAAAGCGCAAAAGACTTCGGAGAGATGCGAAAACGTTTGAAGGAGCTTAATCCAAACTATTGGCCATGTTCGTTCGGATATGTTACCCATGATGGAACTGTGGGGCAAGGCGTACGACCGGAAGTTGGACTCCAGGAATCCGAAGTCGGACGCAGTTTTGGTCTTGTCAGCGCGATCCTCCATGCACCTAATCCATTCAAAAAGAATGAGACTTCTCCTGAAGAGAACTTCGAAGCACTTAGAGCTTTGTGCCTATTTTTGCGAGAGCTGCTTGAATCCCACATTGTTCAACTTGCAGATTCCTCCGAGTTTCTTCTACTTCGACGTGACGGTAACGGAGAAATTCGAGTTCAAAGTATCAAGACTGACCGACCACTTTTGTAAGTATTAGAGCACAAGTAGTCCCCGCGAGTCGTAAACCGAACCACCACTAAGTGCGTTGCCACACCTGATAGCCCGATCCAAGGCCATGATGGTGGCGACCACCCCGTCGATTTTTTCCGTGGATTTTTGCTTATCTGGCTTGATGTTGCCAGCTGGGTCGGTGCGCACGTGAATGTTATCGACCATCCAGGCCAGCACCGGGTGCCCGCCGTGCGCGAGCTTGCCTTCCAACGCCAGCTTCATCAGTTCCTTGGATGGTGGGGACATGTCTTTGAAGCCTTGCCCAAATGGCACTACCGTGAAACCAGCATCCTCAAGGTTTTGGCTCATTTGGACCGCTCCCCACCGGTCGAAAGCGATTTCTCGGATATTAAACCGGGTGCCAAGATCCTCAATGAACTTCTCGATATACCCGTAGTGCACCACGTTGCCCTCAGTTGTGAGTAGGTGGCCTTGCTGATGCCATAGGTCGTAGGGGACGTGATCCCTAGAAACTCTGAGTTTGAGGTTGTCTTCGGGTATCCAAAACCAGGGTGCAACCGTGTATTTGTCATCGTCATCCGTGGGTGGGAATACGAGAACGAAAGCAGTGATATCGGTGGTAGAGGCAAGATCCAGCCCTCCATAACAGGGTCGTCCCTCGAGGTCGTCTAGATTGACTGGGGTATTGTTTTGATTCCACACGTGCATGGGCATCCATCGCACAGACTGTTTGACCCACTGGTTCAAACGCAACTGTCTGAAGGTGTTTTCTTCAGCCGGATTCTGCCTGGCACTATTACAAGCGTCCCTAACTTTCTGGATTGGCACCGTCACGTCCAAGGATGGGTTGGCTTTATGCCACACGGCTTCATCGGTCCAATCATCATCTTGCGCTGCCCCATATATGACTGGATAGAAAGTGGGGTCGATCTTTTTGCCATCCAGGATGTCTTGGGCTTTTTGGTGTTGTTCGTAGCAGATGCTGTGGGTGTCGGTGCCGGCGGTTGTGATCAGGAAGTACAGTGGCTGGGTGCGAGCATCCCCACTGCCTTTGGTCATCACGTCGAAGAGCGCCCGGTTGGGTTGGGTGTGTAGCTCATCGAATACCACTCCGGAAATATTGAATCCGTGTTTGGAATAAGCCTCGGCCGATAGTACCTGGTAGAAGGAATTGGTGGGGGAGTAGATGATACGTTTTTGGCTTCTAAGGATCTTTACCCGCTTGGCTAGTGGGGGACACATTCTCACCATGTCGGCTGCCACTTCGAACACGATGGATGCTTGTTGCCGATCGGCAGCACACCCATAAACTTCAGCGCGTTCCTCGCCATCGCCGCAACACAGTAAGAGTGCGACGGCGGCGGCAAGTTCACTCTTGCCCTGTTTCTTCGGGATCTCCACGTAAGCCGTAGTGAATTGGCGAAACCCGTCAGGTTTGACCACCCCGAAAAGGTCGCGAATGATTTGTTCTTGCCAATCAATCAACTTAAAAGGTTTTCCTGCCCACCGGCCTTTCGTATGCTTTAAAGCTTCGATAAACGCGACCGCAAAATCAGCTCGGCGCTTGTCATAGCGCGAGCTTTCAGCCATGAACCGGGTCGGGTGATAATCAGCTAGCTCACGCATACGAATCAGTTACCTTCTATTGGTTAAAAAATCAGTTACTACCAGCGATAACAGGCGCCCTCAAGCCTTGTGGGGCTAGGCTTCGGGCAGATTAGCTAACGCCCAGGCGAGCGCGTGACCGTCGTCAGGGAAAATCTGGTCGGCTTGCTTGATCAGTTCGAGGCCGCATTCGATGAAGGACTTACCCTGCCAGGGGTTCTCGGAGGGGGTTTCGGTCAGGTGGTAGATGCAGGCGTCGTTGCCATAAACCCCGCCCTTGTGCCAACTGTAGCTGGTGGCGATCACTAGGTTGCCGTAGCGCACCACCGCACCGTAGCTATCGGTGGCCATTTGCAGGCGTTCCATCGTTGTCGTTTCCATCGCTGTATTTCCTTTCTTCGCGTACCGTTTTGGTATGTATATACAGCCATAGACTTCGCTACTTATCCAGTCATTTTGCCACCTATTTTGCCTAATAAATAGTGGTTTACATCTCTTGGTTAGTGTTTATTAGTGGCGGGGTTTTCCACGCAGAATCACCGCTTAATGGTGCAAGTAAAATCTTGCGTACTTCCTTATGTTCTTTACCAGAAAGTCCGATGCGGTAAAGCAGGGAGCGCAGTTCATACTTCTCATTACTTACCTGTCTTGTACTGCGGGTTACGGTGCGGCGGATCCGTTTAGCGTACGCGATCAGCTTCGTTAAGAACTCGGTGTAGGCAGTGATCTTCTCAAACTCGGGCAGCTCATCCCACCACGGGAAACTCAGCCCCTCACTACTGGTGGTGATGTCGAGCCGGCTCGCGCCGAGCGCTTTAGCGATCAAGTCTTTCTTGGCTGCAATAAGTCCATGCAGCCTTGCCAGCTCAGTCTCATCAAGCGTGGTGGGCAGGGTGACTACGAGCCCGTAGTTTTCAGCCTTTTTGGTGTTCACCATTGCTCATCCTCCTCACCATCAAACTCGATGCTTTGAACGTCCAGCCATGTGCGGATGAGGCGCATGAAGTCGTGTGGGAAGTTGGAGACAATCATTTCTACGTGCTTGTAGCCGTGGTCTTCGGCTGCATCCCACACCGCACCAATATCGGTCAGGTCGACTCCGAGGTTTTCGATTTCTTCTAGATCGGCGTATAGCTGTCCCATCATCACCAAACCCTCTCTTTCTTGCTGGTTGTTTGGTCATGTACATACAGCCATAGGAACGCGTACTTATCCAGTCATTTTCGCCTTAAAATCAAGGAGTTTTAGTGGTCTCGGCGACTATCTGGGAAAGCACGAGTTTGGCGCACGGCAAAGCTATCCCGTTTCCCCACAGCTTGTAGAGTGCCCGGTCGGACGCTGGATTGGTGAGCCAAGAGCGTACTTGGTTGCGGGTTTTAGGTTTTTTCAATCCTTGCACCTTGGCCCAGCTGGCCCAGATCTGCCACCAGTAATCCAACTGTGAATCTGTAGGATCGCTGATTGCTAAATCCTGTGTCCAATCATCAGGGAATCCTTGTAGGCGGGCGCATTCGGTTGGGGTTAAGCGTCTCACGCGGTATTCGGGCATGCCAGGGTCAGTGACCAGGGGCGGCTCAGTTGAGTCCGAAGCCAACAGAGCACCAGCAATATTGACGTTGCCTCGGCAGAAGAAGTCTGCCTTCGAGGCACTCACAACGTCGGGTTCGACGATGGCGATGCCGCCTTGGTTACAGGTCGGAGTTATCCCAGACGTATCGAGCGTCTTGGATACCTCAGTTGAATAACCGTACCTGCCCACTGCCGCGCCGCGTCCCTCATGTAACGCATTGAAACCGTAGGCGGTAGCGATGATGGGAGTATTGCCTCCGCCATTGCCGTAACGAGCGGTCACGGTTGGTGCTATCTGGCATGGTCCGCCCACTCTGGCATCATGAGGATGGTGGTCAAATAGTAGCGGCTCAATAATACTCTGGTCGTTACTGCATCCGAGCGTGCCGGAAAGATTTGTTTGCACGAGCGGGCCTTTACCACCACCAGGTTTACCTGCCCGCATCCGCAAGGCGAACACATCTAAAGATTTGCTTGCCTCGTGAGTGCCTGCTCGAGGATTGGTGGGAGGGTTTTGCTTTTCACTGCAGCCCGGCGCAAGATCCCCGTGCAGGCGCGTGGGCTCAAAGAGTATGTGTCCGGCACGCCCGCTTGCAAAATCGCAGATAAGGTAGATTCTTTTGCGTCGTTGGGGTACTCCGAAAAATTGCGCGTCCAATACTCGCCACGCAATACTCCATTTGTCTGCCACGATCGCTCCGGCTTTTTGCCATTTTTGTACTCGAGGTAGGTCAGCCGCTGCCGTTTCGTCGACAACCGAGATGAGGTTTTGCAGGACGCTGTGGAAGTCTGCCCCTTTATTGCTTGAGAAGGCTCCGGGCACGTTTTCCCAAACAGCGAATCTTGGATATAGACCATGACTTGCCTTTCTCATTTCCTTGATGACTCTGACAGCTTGGTGGAATAGACCCGAGCGTTCGCCAGCTAAACCTGCCCTTTTACCTGCTACCGACAGGTCTTGGCAAGGAGAGCCAAACGTGACCACATCCACCGGCTCTAGCTGACTGCCGTCAATGTTGCAGATGTTGCCTAGGTGTTGCATTTGCGGAAGGCGCGTGGTGGTGACCAGGATCGGGAAAGGCTCAATCTCGCTTGCCCACACAGGTTCGATACCAACCTTTGTTGCCGCGAGTGGGAAACCACCCGAGCCATCAAAAAGCGAGCCAAGCCTTAAAGTTTGTCTCACGAGTTAGCCTTTCTGCTTGGGACGGTCGACCTCTTTCACCAGATCCAGGTAGGCATACTGCTTGCCACCACGCTCACACGTGATCCCTGCTGCGTCTCCGGTTGCTTCGGCATAGCGGCGCAGAATCACGGAAGCGTATTTCTCATCCAGCTCCATGCAATAGCAAGTGCGGTCTGTGGCTTCTGCAGCCATTAGCGTGGAACCAGAGCCAGCAAACGTATCGAGCACGATCGCGTTGGTTTGCGTGGAGTTACGAATCGGATAGGCCAGCAAATCCAGCGGCTTCGAGGTCGGATGGTCACTGTTTTTGCGGGGCTTGGCGAAATTCCACACCGTGGTTTGTTTGCGGTCGGCATACCAAGCGTGAGAGCCGTCTTTCTTCCACCCATACAGCACCGGTTCGTGCTGCCACTGATATGGGGAACGACCAAGCACTAGGGAGTCTTTAACCCAAATACAACAGCCCGACAGGTAGAAGCCAGCATCAAGAAACGCTTTACGGAAGTTGAGGCCTTCGGTGTCGGCATGGAAAACATAGGCTGACCCGCCCTTAGCAAGGGATGCCGCCATGTTGGTGAATGCAGCCAGCAGGAACTGGTAGAAGGTGCCTGCGTCTTGTTTGTCGCCTGCGATTTTCAGGCCGCTGTTCGATTTGAAGTCCACGTTGTAAGGCGGGTCTGTGACCACCAGATTAGCCTGTTTGCCATCCATCAAGGTTTCGACGTCGCTTGGGTTCGTGGCATCCGCGCACATTAGGCGATGCCTACCAACCCTCCAGATATCGCCTTTTTCAACAAAGGCTGCCGCTTCTAGGGCGGCGTTCAGGTCGAAGTTATCGTCCTCGATACTGTCGCTATCAAGAGAACCTATCAACTGTTGTATTTCGGCTTCGTCGAAACCAGTGAGTTCAACCTCGAAATCGGAAGCATCCAGGTCGGCTATGAGCAGGGCGAGTTTGGAATCATCCCAATCGCCACTGATCTTGTTTAGAGCAACATTGAGCGCTTTTTCGCGTGTTTCGTCGACTTCGACGACCACGCAATCCACCGTTTTATAACCCAGATCAGCTAGTACTTTCAGACGCTGATGCCCACCCACAACATTTCCGGTGGTTTTGTTCCAGATGACTGGCTCCACATACCCAAACTCACTTAGCGAGCGTTTTAGTTTGTCGTAGTCCGTGTCCCCAGGTTGTAGGTCTTTGCGGGGGTTGTAGTCAGCTGGGGTGAGATCAGTTAGCGCTATTTGCTTGATGCGCATGGTTTTTCACCGCCTTGACAAGCTCGCGGCTAGTAGTCCAGGTGTCTTCCCACTTGCGTGTGTAATCCCCGAAATGCCCATACGTCGAATAGCGCACATAGCCGGGTGCTCGCAGCCCAAACTGGTCGATGATTGCTGCTGGCCGAAGATTGAACACATCTTGAGCTGCAGCCGTGAGGATCTGGTCGGTGTATTGGCCGGTGCCGAGCGTGTCCACACTGAAAGCAACCGGGTCGGCTTTGCCAATCGCGTAACTAATCGCCACCTGGCACCGGGATGCAAGATCCGCATCCACTATCGTTTTCGCGATCAGGCGCGCCATATATGCACCCGACCGGTCAACCTTAGAAGCATCTTTACCACAGAAAGCTCCACCACCATGTCCGGCCAGCCCGCCATAGGTATCAACCATAAGTTTTCGGCCAGTGAGTCCGGTGTCAGCTTTAGGGCCGCCCTCCACGAACCGCCCGGACGGGTTGATCAACACAACAGTGTCCGCATCTACCGGTAGATATGGCTGACATGCTGGGCCAACAATCAGCGAAGTTATTTCACGGCGCAACACCTCGAAATCCTTGGATTTATCGTGCTGGACGGAAACCACCACCGTCTCTACGGCTTGCGGTTTTCCTGCGTCGTTGTAGCGCACCGAAACTTGTGCTTTACCATCCGAGAAGATCCCAGTAATGGTTCTTTGCTTGCGCGCATCATCTAGCCGCTTACAAATCTCGTGGGCTAAAACAAGAGGCAACGGTAAACGCTCAGGAGTATCAGTGCAGGCATAACCATAGACCGTGCCTTGATCACCAGCACCCTGAAGACAATAAGCAGACTCATCGCCATGGCGAGCCTCTAAAGATGTGCTCACCCCGTCGTTAATATCGTTAGATTGACGCCTCACCCACACATACACCAAAAATCTCCACGGCTTATATCCAGCTGCAGTAAGTGCAGTTCGTACGCAATCACGCAAGTCCACACGAGCATTAGCGTTGATTTCACCAGTGACAATAATGCGTCGCCCAGTAGCCATGACCTCTACCGCGACGCGTGCGTTGGGATCGGCGTAGAGAATTTCGTCGAGAATCTGATCAGCAATTAGATCGCACAGTTTATCGGGGTGACCGATACACACTGCTTCAGCGCTGCGAACCATAGTCATAGGAATGCCCTTTCAGTAGAAAAATCAAAAGAAACAAAAACTCCCCACCATCAGCCAGGAGCAGGGAGCGAAGAAAACGAGGAAAACCCGAGTCATGTGTGATACTGGAATACGTGAAAGACGAAACGAGTAAACCTAATCCGCAGGAGCAGGAGCCTTCTGGTGGCGATGGTAAAGCCGTGGCCTATGGAATGATTGCCGGGATCATGACCAGCATTATCTTTGGGTTCATTATGGACGATAATGCCTTAGCGATAACTATTGGCACAGGAGTTGGAATCGCGCTAGGGGTAGGCTTCAGTGCAAGAAAACGCCCCAAATAAGCTCAAAAACACTAGGATGCGTCTACGAGCGTGCTTTCAACAGCTGCTCCATAACCTCATCACCAGGAGCCGCACCCGAATAGTCACTAGTGCAGTTAGCCCGCACAATCTCAAAAATCTCATACCAATACACATTCGCCTGCTTACCAAAAGACTGGCTCATCGCAACAAACGGGGAAGCGATAGCAGCCCCCGTCGTCGGGTGCTTACCTAGCAAACCAAACTTGGAAATCGCCTGCTCACACTGCACATACCGGGCGAACGCCTGGGCGTAGGCCTCAATCAGACGCTTAGAAACAAACCTCGTGCAGCCACGCTCATCCAACCACCGCCAGGTTTCTCGGTAGACCAGGTCAGCACCCAAGGGTTTGCCATCGCGTTGAACCTCCGACAGATACTCAGACGGCTCCGGCATCACCTCACCAGCAAGCACCGCGCCATCACCAACATCTGCACCCTCAAAATCGAAAGGGCTCGCTAGCGGATCTTCCAGGCGAGTAGCAGGCAGACCCTTGGCGAGTTTCTCGCCCAGCGGGTCGGGTTTCGCGCCTGCTCTGACGCGGCGGCCGCCGCGGTTGGTGCCGTCTTTCGCCATGAAATCTTGCCTCCTTCCAGGCGGTTAGCCCGGTGATGGAGGGCTTGCGGGTTAATACCGTGTTTGAATCGGTCTTTTTGTGTACGGTTGGCCCCGCCCGCTGACCCGTGAACGAGTCGTAGAGATTCGACGGCCCTACCCCTCGTCAGGCTTTCGACGGTGGCTCGTGTTCGGCAAACGCCAGGCGGGTAGGCATCTTTGAGGTTCCAGATGATCGTCGCGCCAACGGGCAACGTGTGGGCTCGTCAGTAGGTGTAGACCCGAGGTTGTTGCCTCCACCTGTCGTCATCCAAGGCTGTCCGCCTGGAGTGGCAGGGCTTGCACAGGCTTCGGAGGTTGTTGAAGTTGTGGGTGCCGCCGTGTTCAACCGGGAGAACGTGGTGGACTTCTTGCACCGGCGTGTATCGCCCAGCCTCTAGGCAGTCTTCGCAGAGCGGGTGGGCGGCGACGTAGGTGGCGCGGATCTTGCGCCACCGTGAGCCGTAGCGGCGGTTGATCTTCGGATCCCGTTGATACTTCCGATACCGGGCGTCTTCTGCCTTCGCGTGGGCGTCGCAGTAGCGTTCGTGGGTGAGCTCGGGGCAGCCAGGGTGGGAGCACGGGGAGGCGGGTTTGACTGGCATCGCTGGCTCCTTCCCCCTGGATGTGGTGAAGCCCCAAGTTCCCGTGTGGGTTCTTGGGGCTTCTCCTAGTTTTCAACCACTTATATGTTCTCACACCGATATGCGGTTTTCTATCGCATGTTTCGGATACCGGCTAACGCTAGAGCTGTCCATATAAGGCGGTGGCGAACCTGTCGAGGGCCCGGTTCTTGCGCCGATAGACCGTGTCACGCTCGACGTAGAAATGGTCGGCGATCATCGATACCTTCTCATCTTGTGTCCCCTCGCTGAGGAAGAAGCCTTCGAGGATGAAGCGGTCGTCTTCAGCGATGACTTCCCACGCAGGCAAGAACCAGTCCATGTACTGGCGGGCCTGTAGGTAGCGAGCCTTGTAGGCGTCGATTCGCTCAATGCTCGCCACGATCCGATTCTCCGAAGCGCGGAGATCGCCAGAAGGTGGTGTGCCGTCCATGCGTGGGGATGCTGGGCTTGCCGCGTCAGCGTAAGCCGTCTTGATCTGCTCGTCGGTACTCTCGATGATCTGTTCCATCACCGCATAATCCTGTAGCGCTGCGATCGCGGCTTTCCTTGTGTCGAGGTATTTGGTCATCACATGCATGAGCTTGTTCTTTCAGTGGTTGTAATTTCTGCTGTGACCGCGTCAATCAACGCAGCCTGAGTAGCGTCTTTCGCATCAAGAGCTTTGAGAACGGTTTCATCGAGCGTCCCTTCCGTAACAAGATGCGTGATCGTCACAGGTTCGGTTTGTCCTTGCCGATAAAGCCGTGCGTTGGTCTGCTGGTAAAGCTCCAAGCTCCACGTGAGCGAGAACCACACCAGCAGATGCCCACCTGATTGGAGGTTCAGCCCGTGGCCGGCCGACGCGGGGTGGATCAGCCCAAGCGCAATCTCGCCTCTGTTCCACGCCTCGATATCCGCGCTCGTTTTCAGTTCGCGAGCCTGCGGGAAGCGGGAGACGATGCGTTCGCGGTCATGGGTAAACCAATAGGCCACCAATAACGGGCTGCCGTTGGCAGCCTCGATGAGGTCTTCGAGGACGTCGAGCTTCCGCTCGTGAACCGCCGTCCACTGACCATCACCGGTGTAGATCGCGCCCGACGCCAACTGCAGCAACTTGCCCGACAATGCAGCAGCATTCGCAGCGTCGATTGTCGCCTCACCGAGGTCGAGGACAAGATCAGATTTCAACTGCTCATACACGCGTCGTTCTTTCGGATACAGCACCACAGGCATTGTCGTCACCGTCAGTTTTGGTAGCTGCAGGTGGTCGGTGGTTCTCATCGACAACGTCATGTCACCAATCGCCGCATAGATCTCATCCTCAGCACCCACGCGGGGCTTATAGGTGAAGATCTGCATCCCATTACGCTTATCGGGCACAAACCAGCGCTCGCGATAACAAATAATGAAACGGCCCAAACGATCCCCGCCGTCGAGGAGCCGGAATTGTGCCCATACATCCATCAGCCCGTTCGACGCTGGCGTTCCGGTCAGGCCAACCCAGCGCTTGACGAAGGGTCGCATTTTCACCAGCGCCGTGAACCGCTTTGCTCGGTGGTTTTTGAAGCTGGAGAGTTCGTCGATGATAACCATGTCGAACGGCCAGCTCCCCCCGAGTTGGCTAATGAGCCATGGGATGTTTTCACGGTTGATGACGGTAACCATCGCAGACGCCGCGAGAGCGTTCAGCCGGTCTTGCTTGGTGCCAACAGCGACCGCGACGGTGAGCCCATCAAGGTGATCCCACTTCGCTATTTCGGCGGGCCAGGTATCACGGGCTACCCGCAGTGGTGCGATGACTAGGACTCGGTGGATGGTGAAGTAGTCGAGCATGAGCTGCCAGATCGCCGTCAACGTGATCACCGATTTGCCCAAACCCATCCCAAGGAAGATTGCGGCCTCGTGATGGTCGATGATGAACTGGGTCGCCTGCCGCTGGTAGTTATGCGGCTGATAGTGCATCAAGCACCTCCTGTATGCCGTCAACCGAATCAACGACCAAAGCGGTGAAACCTTGGTAGCGGAGTTGATTCATCCGGCGCACCTGGATTGGCCTGGGTTGTTTACCTGGTGCTTTGAGCTCAACGAAAACTACGCGGTTTCTCATCAGGCATATCCGGTCAGGTACACCCGTGGTTCCAGGGCAGACAAACTTCCAACACAAGCCGCCAGAGGCTTCAACGGCTTTCTTCAGTTGGTGTTCTATGGTTCGTTCGTTCATGGTCACTCCTTGAATGGTTTCTCAAGGGGTGCAGAGTGGTGCAGGGTATTTCCTAACCTTTTACATAGAGAAAAACACCATGTAATTTCACATGCGTAAGGTAGGAAAACGGGTTGCACCGGTCTGCACCCTCATAACTTTCAGCTGTTGAATTCACTGGTCAGGGCCAGCCCGTAGACGCGGATACCGGACTTGGTTTTCTTGCGCTCGAATCCTGCTTGTTCGCATGCGGCGTTGAAGTCGACCATCGGGCGCGCCCATCCTGAGGTGTTTTGCGCCCACGCCCGATACGTCTGATAGAGGTCACCAGCCCTCTCCGATAATCCGTCCTCGACGTCGCACGAGTCCTCAAGGAACTGCGAGAACCAGTCGTTATCCTCCTTATATGCTTGCGAGGCTTGAACCACCTGAGGCGGGGCTTTGAGCTTGTAGCCCTCAGCATGAATGAGGCGCGCTCCCTCCATGATCCAGGAAAGGATTGCTCCGCCAGCGTGTTCGTAGAGGTGGTCGGCATAGTTCTTCACATCCGTGTCGCCTTCGATGGTGGCGTTGAACGGGATGACGATCAGACGCCGCCAGATGCCTGCGTCCATGGCTCCCACACGCGGCAAATGGTTCGTGTACAAGACCAGCGTGTGGGAGGGGGTGAAGGCGAAGGGGTCCTTGAACTTTTTCTCTGCCGAGATCTGATCGGTCGAAGCCAGCTGTTTGACGTTCGAGGTTGATAGGCGCATGCCTTCTTCGGTTTCAGCCGCGATCAAGAGACGTTTGCCTCTGGCTTCGGCGAGTTCGGGTTTGACGTTGCGGCGCACCCCGACCGTGAGCGCATCTGCTGAGATCGTGCCCGAATACGTCCCCAACACGCGGGCGATGGTGTTCCAAAACGTGGATTTGCCGTTTCGTCCGTCCCCGTAAGCGATGACGAGCGCTTCGACGAAAACCTGACCGATAGCCGCCAACCCCACAATGCGCTGCACGTAACCAATCAACTCAGGATCTGCTTGGAAGAACACGTCGAGCGCGTCGGCCCAGATCTGTGCACCCTCCTCGCTGGGGCTGACAGCGGTCTGCTTGGTCAATAGATCGACAGGGTTGTGCTCGTGGCTACTACCGTCGCGCAGATCCCAGGTACCTGCCGGGGTGTTGAGCTGGTAGGGGTCGACGTCAAGGTCACGGATACGCACCTGCAAGATCGGCCCGGCTTCTTTCAACGTGGCCGTGATATTGCGTGACAAACGCCGAGATAGAACAAACTTGTGGTAGTTCTTTGCCTCATCCCACGCTCGAAACGCGGTCGCTTGCACAGGCGTGAGCTTCGCGATGCCGCGGGCTTTCGACGAGGCGGAGGCCATCACGAGATCTGCGCCGGTTGCCGTCATGGTCTCCCACGTCGATGCGATCAGACGGTCGGCTTCTTCCAGCTGGCGGGAAGTCAATTCCTGAACCACGCCCTGTGCGGATAAGTCGTTCTCATCCCACACGCCATGGTCGTAGACGAGCCACTTGGTAGCCAGTGAGTAGCGGATCTTGTTCGCATACTCGCCAGCCAATGTGTCTGCCTGACCTACATCGGAAAAATCATCCGGACGCAAACCCGCCAACGCCTCATACGCCTCAGGCGGCAGATAGCCTGGATCAGCAGCAACCTTCGAAGCAAACCTGCACGCGCTATTCCAAATCGTCTGTAATTCGCCCTCGCTGAGCGGTGGCTCGCAGAGGTTGGCTTTGCGGTCGAACAAGTCACGCGCCTGGTCTGTATCGCCGTAGCGGATGAGGACCCTGCCTGCGAAGCGTGAGAGTGTAGCGTTACGTGAGCCCTCACCAATGACCAAAGTGCTTTGATCGAAGGCGGCGAACACGTCGATCTCGTCAGCCGCATCAAGCCATGCATCGAGGAGCTGATCACCTTCATGCACCGTCACTACCGCGTTCGACGCCCCGTAGATGAAACGTCCTGCATCCAAAGCATTACGGTCGAAGAAGGAGAACCGTGATGCGAGGCGGTGCTTGAGCCCCGCATAGTCGTCTGCGTCGCGTATTTCATGTATTGGGAAGTAGACGTGGAAACGCGGCCTGGCCGACACCACGCCCTTCGGTTTCTGGTGATTACGAGACGTGGCGGTCATGAACTCCACACCAGCCATCAACTCGGCGAGCTTCTCCGGGGTGACCCACTCGGACTCGGTGTCGGTGTGATCGTTGTCGATATCCATCACCACGCAATCCGAGGAGATGAAGGCTGCAGTTGAGCGGCGATCATTCACATACGTGGCAGCCACGTGATCAAAACCCGCGACCGCGCTCAGCGAGGCCGCGTCAGCGACGATGTGCTGGTTCGGGTAGTGGTTATTGTTCTGCACACCTGTAACCGTGGCAGCAAACAGAGTGAAGGACGTGGTCATGGCGTGACCTCCTTGAAATCAGAATCGAAATACTTAATCGGCAACTCGAGGTCGCGCGCCCACCCGATCTCTAAGCGCATACCAGGGCTCACGCGTCCGACATATGCCCACAGCGCTTCGCACTTGGCGAGCAACACCCTGTTGAAAAACATCGCCAACTCACGCTGATCGGGATCGGCGTCGTCCATGAACTGGGGATAGTGCAGATGCGGAGCGAACGGGATCTTGCCCGCGCTTACTGCAAACCCACAGAATTGACGGGCGAGCTCAACGTTCGCCTCGGTGTCACCTGAGTAGGGCGAGCAGATATAAACCAAGGGTCGGTAACCGAATAGTTCGCGCTGGAGCTTCTTGAGCGCGTGGTAGCTCGTCAGGTCCAGATAGCCTTCGGTGTTCTTCTTCGAAAACCCAATATCAAGAGTCGCGACAGTCATGCTTGCACCTGACTTTCACGCTCAATCACCGGGAGAATGCCGAGCTGGTTCTTGAGCAGGTCGTAGATGAACAGACGTCCCTTCTGGGTCCAGTACATGTGGGTGCGGGTCTGGCCTTCGCCGTATTCGTGGGTCTTGGACTGGGTGTATCCCTGCTCGGCGTACTTCGCGTACAGGAACCACCGGCCCGACTGATGGAACTGCACGCGAGCATCACGCAGGATCCGGTTGAGCTTCTTCGCGGAAAGTCCGTAGTCCTTCGCAATCGCAGTCGTCGTCAACAACGAATCCGATTGCAACACAACGTCGTAGTACGAGACTTTCGGTTCCGCTTCGAGCAGGGCTTGCTCTGCTGCCAGGCGCTTGGCCCGTTCGGCCCGCAGAGTGGCGATGGCATGCTCCAGGAATTCATCGTCAGCGAGTAGTTCGTCGTATGCGTACATGCCGTGGCGGCGAATCGTCGGTAGCACTTCATCGAACACCCAGGCTTCGAACTTCTGTGCTGCCGGGAGCTTTGAAGAGATGATGAGGCGATAGAGGTCACCTTCGGTAATGAAGGTGGCTTCTTGTTCGCGTCCCATGGCATCGACGATGGGGTAACGTTTTAGACCCCCATCGGCGCGAGCATGATCGCGTACTGCCTTGCTGGCGTTAACGTAGCCGAGCGCAGTGGCGACGTCCTTCCCACAAAACAGCGTCTGGCCATCATTGGTGATGGTGCGGATGGTGCCGAACACGTCGTTGGTGAATGTTTGAATCTGGTTTCCCATGGCGGGGTTCCTTCCCGAGACCCCGTCGAGAAAAAGTCGTGCCGGGCGGCACAAGGAGTTAAGGGCCTCACCCCACTGCCGACGAACCTAAAAGTGTTAAATCCATGCAGGGTATACCCCGCAGACAAACAGTGCTACACGAGCGATCATGGAGATATGGGTGAGATTGATAAAGCCACGGTGTGGGCGATGGCAATGTGCATGCGTCTCTTTGCGTTCTTGGAATACTTACACGATCTTGACAACGATCCAGCGCCCTCTGCTGCGAATCAGCAGATCGCCGCGTATCTTCGAGAGTTCATGGAAACCGACCCGAAGCTGCTGCTCGGCGACGAGTAGGAGTTAGTCCTTGCGGTAGTAATCGCATTCGTAGCCGTCGGCGTCGAGTGGGAGCCCTGCTGCCCAGTCGGGCGGTGTCGTCATGAGCTCGCACGCGTCAGCAACGGTGAAGCCCGAATCTGTGGGTTCGTCGATAACGATTTCGTCGTGAACATGCATCACAATCTGGTGCCCTGCCTCGGCGACTGCGTGCATGCCAACCACGAGCAGATCACGAGCGATCGCCTGCACGATATTCTCAACCAACTTCCCTCCGTAGGTTTCGAGATGTCCCCATTTTCTGGCGGTGGTGGTGCCGGTGTAGGTGATGGATGTGCCGCCCCAACGGTTCTCCCCAAGACGCGGCTGCACATACGCAAGTCGTCTGTCTGAGGGGAGTTCGATGAAGAGAATCCCGGACTCGACGGTAAATCGCAGATTCCGCAGCCGGATCGGCTGGCGCAACGTGATTGCAGCGATAGCGGCTTCTTCGACGTCTGCCCAGAGCTGCACGACGTGTGGGTTAGCTTGCCGCCAGGCGTCCACGATCGGTTTGAGCTCATGCTTGGCTAAACCCATGGTGAGTGCTCCCATGCGCTCCAAAGCGCCCGTTGAGCCGCCAAAACCACAAGCCAAAACTGCTAATTTTCCTTTCTGCCGAAGCTCACCATTAACGCCGTGTTTTTCGACTGGCACTCCGAACATACGGCTCGCGGTTTCGCAGTAGAGGTCTTTACCTTCACGGAAGGCTTGAAGGGTGGTGGTTTCTCCTGCGAGCCATGCGATGACACGTGCTTCAATTGCAGAGAAATCAGCAACGATGAACCTGTGCCCAGGTGAAGGGATAAACGCGGTACGGATGAGTTGGCTGAGGGTGTCGGGCACGGACTCGTACAGAAGCTCAAGGGCATCGAGGCTGCCTGTTCTGACGAGCGATCGGGCTTGGTCAAGATCAGGCAAATAATTCCTGGGGAGGTTCTGGACTTGGACGAGGCGTCCGGCGAAACGTCCGGTACGTCCTGCGCCGTAGAACTGGATGAGCCCACGTGTACGGCCATCGGATCCTGCGACGTTTTGCATGGCCTGGTATTTCTTGACGCTTGATTTCGCTAGATCGCCGCGAAGTTCGAGGACTTCTTTCACCTCACCGGTCGCAGTATCGAGGGCTGCATCGACGTCGGCTTTGGTCAGCGATTCGAGTTCGCAGCCGTGCTCGCTCAGCCATTGTTTGAGCTGGATCGGCGAGTTCGGATTCTTCAACCCAGTCAATGTCTGTGCCCGAGCGAGTGTCGCGTTGCGGTGGTGCTCGTCCACGGCAACGGCATTATCGACGAGCGTGTGGTCGAGAAGAATCCCGGCATCATTAATGCGTTGGTCGAGGGCGTAGGTGTCCCATTCGGCATCGGGCATCGGAAAAGACGCCAGTCTGTCGTGGATGGCTTGTTCGACTTCGACGTCGCGCCGGTTGTAGTCGATAAACCGTGCCCAGCCGGTCGGGTCAGCTGATG